ATCAGCACTAGCACTTCTACGGTTAGAAATTTCATCACTAATTCTGTTGCTCATAGTGTCTGCTCTGACACTCAGGGCACTTAAGGCATTGCTTACCACATTAATTGCGCTGTTACGATTACTAATTTCATTGCTGAGTGCATTGCTTACTACATTGATGGCACTCTGTAAATTATTTTTGGCGCTAGTTAAATTTGCACTAGTAATGCTTACTGTATTGCTTATGGCGTTTTTAACGCTAGTTAGCTCAGCACTCAGGGCACTGATAGCATTACTCAATCTATTTTCTACACTAGTAAGTCTGCCATCTACACTAACTAAGTTTACACTAACAGCACTAGCATTATTGGCTGCTCCAGCGACCAACGCACTTACGGCACTAATTCTGTTATTAGTACTAACTACTGCGGCACTTATTACATCTATGGCGGCACTTAATTTATAATCTACGCTGGTTAAACTGGCACTGAGTGCGCTAGTTCGGTTAACAGCACTGAGAATGTCACCTACGCTGATTGCGTTGACCAGTTCGTAAACTTCAGTGAAGTTAGCGTTAATTTTATTAAACGCCGTTCTGAGTGGATCTCCCGTACTATCGTTGGGATTGGTTCCAATATTGATCGTTTGTTTTGCCATTAGCTAAACCTTATGGTAATAATAGGTATTTAGCTGAAATGAATTATATGCTGAAGCTTGATCCGCAGCCACAGGTAGTGGTTGCATTGGGATTCTTAATGGAAAAGTTAAATCCTTCAAGGGTTTCAGCGTAATCTATCTCGACGCCCTGCAGATATTGTGCGCTAAGATTGTCTATGAGTACAGTTATATTGTCTTCAGTAATTGCAAAATCTTCAATATCTGCTACTTCATCTAAGGTAAAACCATAACTGAATCCTGAGCAACCACCACCCTGTACAAACATTCTGAGCTTGAGGTTTGGATTGTTTTCTTCGGCCAAAATTTCCTGAAGTTTGATTTTGGCTGTTTGAGTTATTGTAATCATAGTCTGGAATTAACTATGTCCCAGTTTACTATGCGCCAGAGATTTTTTAAATAACGCTCTTTATCCCATTGATAACTCATGGCATAGGCATGTTCCCACATATCAATTAGATACACAATGTCATTGCGAATTGCATGATTTTTAATGGTTTTAATTTCGCCTGATTTGCTCAGATACACCCAGCCTGATCCTTGCATGGACATGGCTGTTTCTCTTATGGCTTCTTGGAAATCTTTGTAACTTTTAAATTTGTCGTTTATTAGTGCTAGTACAGCACCTGTGGGTTTATTACTGGACTTGGGTTTTTGATACTGAATAAACAGTTTATTGTGTAAATCGTTGCCTGCTTTGTTAAAATCTGCATCGCCCTCGCCAGCATTGTAGCGTTTTGCATAACCTTTAGCTAGATGCTCAAAGTGATAATCCAAGGTGTCCTTGCACAGGACTGGCATTAGATCATTTAATCCATAGGATAACGGAGTGGTTTCTAACTTACCTTCAAATTTAGATTCTACTAGTGTTATTAACTCTCTCATCGCCTAAAAACTATCCTACCCTTGGTTAAGTCGTACGGACTACATTCTAAATCCACTACATCGCCTGTACTAATGTTAATATCAAACTTTCTGAGTTTACCGCCCAGATAAGCTAATACTACCATTTTGTTTTCTAATTCTACTCTGAACATTGCATTGGGTAAAACTTCGATTACATTCCCTTGCAACTTCAGCAATTCTTCCTTCGCCACTATATTTCCTTATTTAGTTGAAAACTTCAGATCGTTTTACGACATCTTTGACAGTGATTACAGTACCAGCTTCATTGCTTTCAGCAATCATAATCTCTTCTTTGCTAGGATTCAGCTCAAATACATCTTTAATGAGTGTTTCATATACTTCGGACTGCCCCAGAAATTTGTTGGTTTTACGATCCCACATCAGATAAACTTTAGTATTTTTGTAGAAGACTTCTTCAATTTTTACTAGCAGCAGTTTACTAATTTCTTTTCTGATAACTTCGTCAACTTCAGTATTGTGTTTTTCTATAGCACTATTAACGATGTGTTTAACATATAGTGTTATGATTGCAAACAGTATTAATGCCCAGATGTCCATGTGTTTATTTACCCTGAAGTAGAAACCAACTTAGATATTCTTGCTTTTTGAAGTAGACTGTGATGTAAAATATCCCATTAAATTCATAGTACCATTCTTCCTTGGGTAAATTCATAGTTTCCAGGGCGTTAATGACACAAGAAAAAGATTTTTTTTCGGTACTAACATGAGTGTAATAGGGCAGCTCGTCAACTATTCTTTTAAGCATCATGAAATCACAGGTTTCTTCATAGTTCGGTCAGAAAACATTTTAACTCCTGACCGGCGTATGGATTCAGCTGCTGATTGTGGATCGGCGTCAAACATCTGTGCAAGGTCATCAGAAGTTATATCTGATTTTGTCCTGACACTATAAATCTCATACTGTCGTTGGCCATTATACCTGGCCCGCATAAGCAAGGGGGTTATGATCCCTCCCAGGGCTGTGGGGATGCTGGTATGTCTTTGTTTGGGTTTAGAACTTAAAATGTCCCAGACTGCCTGAGCTTCCTGAGCTTCGGCATCCTTGTAGATTTTACCTATGTCTACTACAGACTCCAGGCCATACATGTGCCACATTACAATGTAATAATTGTAACCCTTGAGTGGTCTATCTAGATCTTTATTTTTCATACAGGGACTTTCTGATGTTAGCCAGTCTATTATATTCAGTACCAAACTCTTCTCGATTAAACTTACCAAACACTCTGCTGGCAACATCATCTACATAGTTGTACATCCGAGCATCGCGCTCTAACCAATCATAGCGAATGTTATAAGTTGGTTTTTGGATAAACTCTTTATGTTGGACTTGTCTGAGATTTACCTGCAAACGCCAGAGTTGATTTAGACGAGTATAAGTATATTCCCAGAACTGTTTAGCCCAGGGTTTGGGTTTAGTGGCAATAGTGTCGCGAACTGCGTCCAGGCGTTGGCCCAGACGCTCTGTGTTATCATCAGTATAACGCGGGTTCACTTTTTGTACCAGAGGGTAATTTCAGAAATAACTCCCTGGGCTTGCTCTGGTGTAGCCTTGGGACATTGTGTGCGAATGAAGCGAACTGCTTCGGAAGTATTCAATTGCATTTGGAAGATTGCCTGATTGGCCAAACGCTCTAGCATACCCATTTACTACTCCTTCAAAGTTGTTAAGGTAAGAACAGTATATACTAATTTGACTTAAAAAGCAATCAAAATGGTTAACTCTAACTCATTGATTCGTAAAGGATTTTAACTTACTTGGATTTTGTGCTACTAATCTCAGATAAGTGTCATACTGTGCTCTGAGTTCTCTGAGCTCGGGATTATTTTGTAGTGCTAGATTTTCTTCTTTGTGACTAACTACCAGGTCCATGACATACCTATGACCTTCACCAGAATATTTTAAAAAGTTATGCTCTAAGTCTGCTAAGAAGGTCAGAGCACTTTCAGGAATTTCTATGGTATACAAAACTTCTGTATCTGTAGTATCTGTAATTGTAGTAGTTTGTAAGACTAAAGGATATCTAAGACGATGTGCCCTTTTATTACTATCTAAGACAGTAATATAATATTTGTTACAAAAGGTTCGTAGATCTGATTTATTTGTCATTGTTATTGATTTCAGGTCTGCATAAAGCTTCAAGTGTTTTGTAATGTTCATAGGCTTCTCTCAACGCTTCATATTTTTCTAATAATACTGGGTCAGGAACTAGTATGCTTAATCTGTCCTGTATTTTTTCTACTATGTCTAAAATATTAACACCTTTGACTATGAGGTCGCCACTTATGGTTACCTTGTCATCATACGATACACCCCCACCCCCACTACCCCAATTGGAATTTGTTGCTATGTATGTACCTGACCAGGGGTTTGTATTAGCAGTAGTATAAACTGTGCTTGCACTGGGCATTGAAATTGTGCTAGGTCCTGATTGAGCTGCAATAGTTATATTTGGAGCAATATTGGCCTGTATAATTTCGTTCATGATTAACCTTTTCTCATTTTAACAAGCTGGTCTTTTTTCATCCAGCTTATTCTACGATCTCGCTCGGAATCTGGTTTTACGAACACTCCCACAAAGGGTATGCCGTCTATATTTTTCTCGTAGAGATTACTGGTGAAGTATTCATCACCAGTCACTATGTTCTTTACCCTGGAAATAACTTCTCGGGGTTTGGTTGTCTGAGGTCTAAAATTCATAATTGTATGTAGTACAAAGAAAGAAGGGCGACATAAAAGCCGCCCTTCTCAATTAGTCAAACCTTAAATTAGGCCTGGCTAACCATACGACGGCTTACAGCGTAAGCGGTGCGTCCTTCGGTGTTCTTACGGGTACGAACTTTGAAACCAGCCTGGCGGATCTCGGTCATACGGGCACGGATGTTCTTGATGCCGTACAATGTTTCTGCCTGGGCTGCGCTTAGTTCGCGTCCGGTACCACGAAGGTGGTTAACTAGGAACTGCTTCTGGGTTGACTTAATTGTGGCAAATGCCATGGTGTATCTCCTTATAAAGTTGACATAGTATAGCAGGTTTTTTAAATAACGCAACATTTAATTTCACCATAATTTGGTAAATAAATTTTGTAGTCTTGTAAACTACAATAAGTATTCATGCGTTATATACATTAGGCAACACAATACTGTGAAGCCTAACAACTTAAAAAGAGGAAAATATGAAACAATTACTAGTAATTTTTGCTGCACTTGGTTTTTTGGGTACCGCTGTAGCTGCTGATAAAGCTGCTGACAAGAAAGATGAGAAGAAGGCTGAAGCAAAGAAGGCTGATGCTCCTAAGGCAGAAGCTAAGAAAGCTGAAGCAAAGAAAGACGAGAAGAAAGCCGAAGCTAAGAAGTAATTGGTTTTTAACTCAGCAAAAAGGGGCATTAAGCCCCTTTTTGTTTGACTTCATTTAGTTAATTAATGCTGACGGACCCAGTTCAATACTGTCTCAGGGCTAGACTCACCATAGGGATCAGCACCATGATTGTCTTCACGACCAGGCTCTTCAAACCAGGCCTCAATCACACCATCATTTACAACCATGGCATAGCGCCAACTACGGGCACCAAAACCTAGGTTGTCTTTGTCTACTAACATACCCATGAGGCGAGTGAACTGTCCAGAGCCATCTGGGATAACTTTGACATTTTTAAGATCTTGCTGCTTTGCCCAGGCGTTCATCACAAAGGAATCGTTCACGCTCATGCAGTAGATATCATCGATACCATGTGCGGTGAAATCTGTGAAGCCTTTTTCAAAGCCAGGTAGTTGATATGTGCTGCAAGTTGGGGTGAATGCACCAGGTAGGCTAAACACTACTACACGCTTATTAGCAAAATAATCAGCAGTGGTCAGGTCTTGCCAGCGATATGGGTTTGGTCCGCCTACGCTTTCATCACGTACACGGGTTTTGAATGTTACATTAGGTACTTTTCTTCCGATCATGTTTTCTCCTTGAATTAATCTAAAGTTAATGATGTTGATTTGTTTACAACAGATTGAGTTTGTTCTTCGCGATATAAATGTAACTTGGTTGCTAAATCAGAGTCTGATATGGCTAACATAGCCACAGCAAACAATGCTGCATTGGCTGCACCCGCCTCACCCACAGCAAAAGTAGCCACAGGAATTCCCTTGGGCATCTGTACCATGCTTAATAAACTGTCCATGCCTTTTAGATATTTAGATGGCATAGGCACACCTAATACAGGTAATTGTGTCTGTGCTGCTACTACACCAGCCAAGTGAGCTGCTGCCCCGGCTGCTGCAATAAACACTTTAGTACCACGAACACTACATTCAGTGATCCATTTTTCCAGAGCTTCGGGACTACGATGCGCACTCAATGCCCTGGCTTCATAAGGCACATCAAAATGTTTCAATATCTTAGCTGCTTCAGACATTATCTCCCAGTCTGAAGTACTACCCATGACTATGCCTACTTTTGGATTCATGCTGTGACCTTTCGTGATATTTTGATCTTGGATCTGTAGTATTGCTTGGCTGTGATAACCGCAGCAGTCAAGAACGGTGCTACGGGTTCTACTATGGGATCCAGTTGATGCCACCATTCTGTGAGGAATGGTTCTTTTTCCATCATCTGCAATCCTACTACAAACAAAACATAGCTGCCTAAAAATATAAGATTGGGATACTTGGCTAATAGCTTGCTGATAATAGTGCTTCCAAATAAAATCATGGGCACTGATACTAGTAAACCAAAAATTACTAACCAGAAATTACCACCTGCAGCAGCGGCGATACCCAGAGCATTGTCTATACCCATGACAGCATCTGCTACTACAATAGTGGTAATCGCCCCCCAGAAGGTGTGTTTGGCATCTATGGTATGATCTTCATCATGGAATGCCAGTTTCCAACCAATATACAGCAACACTAATCCGCCCACAAACTTTAAGCCTGGTATTAATAGTAGATAGGTTAGCATAGCTACGCATACAAATCTCACTGCCACAGCACCTATAGTACCCCAGATGATTGCCTGTTGTCTTAGATGTTCAGGCAAACGATTAGCAGCCATGCCTATGATTAGGGCATTGTCTCCTGCTAAAACTAAATCAATTAGTATGATGGCTGACAAAGCCCATATTGTTTCTAACATGGTTCCCCCAGGAAAAATTTTATTTAGTTTTTGTTTTGGGCACAGCCTTTAATTTAGGTTCGGCTTTATCTGTGTCAGTTATTTGTAATTGTTTTGGTGATACTTCTGTGGTCTCTACATAACGCTCAGGTGGACTGAACGCTGTCCAGCTATCTGGTGTAAAGAGTTTAACTGGCTTCCAAAAACGATGCAGAATGTTATTAATTACCACACCAGAAATAACCAACACTATGATTCCCAGAGCAAACATTATGCAACCAGCTAGCCAGAATGCTGCTTGTTCCATATCCATTATTCACCTGCGCTTTCGGTTTTGTCCTTGGCTTTACGATGCTTAAGAGTTTCATAAGTAATCTGAGCATCAATCATGATGTTCTTAAAGGCATCTGCTTCTACTTTATTTCTCATGGCCAGGGCCATAACTCTTTTAGTGCTCTTGCTTAGTTTGAATGTTGATCTACGCATTTTTGTTCTCCGGTGTATTAGGGTTTCTAAGTAATTCTATTTCTGATGCTGCTTCTTCTAATAAATCTGCCATACGATCAGGCTTTCCTTCTTGCACTGACTTACGACCTGGGATTTGTCGTCTAATCTCTGCTCGTTTACGGAGCCTATAGACTATATCAGACTCGTCATCAATATTTACAATCTGTCTTTTCCTCCAGCCTAGGCTAGTCATGTCTAAACTCCATTACGGTTTGACTCCCAGTTTATTTGCGGCCATCCACTTGATATATGGAACAGCATCTTCAAATCCATGAAACTCCAGATTGGTCACGCACTCCTGCACAATCAACTCGGCAAACAAATCCAATCCTTCTTGGTCGGGATTGTCCTGTACACCGGCCTGTTGTTTAAGTTGTCGGATTCGTTCGTTCATTCTTCAACTCCAATCTCTAAATCTTGTTGAACCATATCTACCATACAACTATAACAAGTAGGACAAAATGCTACAGGCAACATACCAAAGTAACCTTGGATGCCACCTTCGTCATTAGTAAAATCACACGAGCACACATTACACTTGTGATCGGTACCCACGTGTTCTAGTCCTTCGATCATTCTTCAACTCCGAAATGTTGTTCGATATATGCAGCCGCCTTGAGTTGGCCTTCATACAATTCATCGTTCATACCACGGTAATAACATTGATCCAAGCATTCTTTCACAATCAACTGGGCGAACTTGTTCAACTGTGCTGGCAGTAGTTTATCGGTATTAGGATTATCCCAATATTCTTCTGCCCAAATCTTGTCAGCAAGTTCTTGAATTCGTTCGTTCATTACCATTCTCCTTCTGCTGATTTCATTAGATAGGCATACACCGCTGATGGTGCAACACTATAGATTTGTTCGGGTGTATCACCACCAAATGCCTTGTTTGGACGTGTCCACCATTTTTCAGCCAGTTCTTTACCTACCATGGCTGTGATCAGTGCCTCACATCGTTTTCTCATTCTTGCGGGGTCTGTTGCAATATCATTTATTGATAGACCTCGTTGAGTTTTTTGTTCGTTCATCACCAGTTGCTTTCATCTGAAATGGTCACAGTGAATTCACCATCAACTTCACGGTGCTGGACCACGAAGGTGGCAGTGAGCACAGTTCCTATGCCACTGTTGCCCTGTTGGGCCAGTGTTACACTTCCCCAGGACTTATCTGGTTGCAGGGTGTTGAATAACTCCCAAAGTTTTTCCATCTCTCTGCGATTGAGACTTATGGTGTTCATACATTGTTCGCTCATTGTTCAACTCCGAAATGTTTCTTGATATCTACAGCATCAATATAACGAACAACATCACAACATTCTTCGATAATCAACTTGGCGAATTTTTCTAATTCATCATAAGTCATGGTCATAACAGGTTCACTACCAAGCCAAAGACTAGATTCTGCTTTGGCCTGTTCAGCAAGTTCTCGGATCCTGGGGTTCATTTTGCTATCTCCAAGATCCGATATAAAACACCAGCGTTCCAAGGGTTACCCTTGCACAAGGACCAAACTCGTTCAAACTGTTGTTGTGATAAATCAGGATTGATTTCTAACATGAGTTCTCTGGCGATCTCTTGATTCATGATGTCGTCGGTTCGTTCGCTCATTCTTCAACTCCGAAATGATCTTTCATGATACCACCCAAGGTCAAGCCACCTACATGAGAGTTACAGTAGGCAACTTCGCAGCACTCCTGCACGATCAACTCGGCGAATTTGTCATGGTCAAATTCATCATATTGGCTAAACTTACCATAAGGTGGTCTAGCCGGATTCCAACCAGCCTGTTTAGCTAATGCTTTAATTTTTTCGTTCATCTTTTTCTTCCTTCTTCTCTACTTTTGCACACTTAAGCGTTTCGCGGTCGCAGCGTTCCATACCACCATCCTGCGTATTAATGCGTATAATGTTCTGACCATCCCAGACCATCTGGTATCGACCATTGTCCACTGCGGGCATGAATACCTGATATCCCAACAGCATGACCATGATCAACTCCATGCTTAATTATCCTTCTTCATGAACTTACTTAGTATGGCATTAGCCTGACTAAAATCTTCCTTGGACGCATTATCATAGTCTACAATGGGCTGATTTTTAATGAATTCAGCCAGCTTACGAAAATCTCGTCCTGTATGCATCATATCATTCAGGTGGGTTAACCTGGCTAACATTATACCAGACAATACCAGGGGCTGCATATCAACCTCCTGACATAGCTCATAGATAATGTTATCTACTTTCATGGCCAATTCTTTAACGCGGTCATCTTTCATTATTAAAATACCTTATTGTTTTTAATTAATCTTTACCCAATCTAAACTATCTACATTACACTCTGCTAGACGATTAACGCCTTCGTGTGGACAAAATATTTCACTTTGTATAAAACAATCTTGCAATTCTTTAATTTTTTCTTCGGTGCAAGACCAAAAAGGCATCCATTTGCTTCTGGGTTTGATGCTAAGTCTAGCTAGAATTTTTTCAGGTGCATTTAATTCAAATATGCAATCCTTGTCGTGATGTGCTAATGCAAATTTAATTTCATCCAGAGTAAAATATTTGCTCATAAATCTCCTTTCAACCATGCCGTGTTTAAAGTTTATGATTACGCCCAAGTACGGTGTTTCTCAGCTACCCATTCAGAGCCATCGTATTCTTCAATCTGCCACTCTACATCGTCAGGAATCTCAACGATTTTAAGTTCAGCACAACTACCTTCGGCCTCCTTACCTAGTTCTTGTACCACAGCAACCAGGTCAGGGTCGGTGCGATCAAGGTCATATTCATAGAACACAGTCTTGGAATATGCTTCGTTCCAGTCTTTTTTTTCTTTTGGGCTTAGGCTATGCCATTGATTTTCATGCAGGGTTACATCCAATCGTTGCTCTGGTGGCACCAGATAATACTTCTTGTCCTCGTGCCATACAGGAATACCCTTCTTGGCCAGATAGGCCATCTTGCCTTCATGGCTGAGACTGAATCCACCGTGACATACATTGATAACTACTTTCATACTTACTCCTTAGATTTTTTCGTGTGGTTCAAATCCACGGAACCGCAAGAAGCGAGGAAAACGCAAACTATAAGTACCGTCCTGATTTTGTGTTATGGCGTCAGCCCTGACTTCAACCACATTACCAGGCAGACGACTACGAGCACTATAAAACTTATCTCGATCAGCATCGCTAAAGCCACTACCAACATTGACCATAATGGTACGTCCGTCGTCTTCACCGGAACAAACCAGAGCTCCCAGTTTGCCTTTATTCTTTCCAGTACCTTCCTCAACATCAGTTATCTCCAGACTTACTTCAATGAAAGGTTTGAGCTTAAGCCAGGCACTACTACGCTTGCACTCATAATATGCATCAGGATCTTTGATCATAATGCCCTCATAACCACCTGCAATAGCCTGACTATTGATCTCTTTGAACCGTTGCTTGCCAGCCATGGTGTCTAGGTCCACTAACTCTTGCCCCACCATGGTAACATTGGGCAGATCATTAGCATTAGCTTCCATGAACTCTGACAGAAACTTGCTGCGAGACAATTGAGTCAACTTACAGATACCTAGTTCAAATTCTGTAAGAGGCATACCATCAAACAGGTGCAATACAGCATCAGATGCTTTAACATTGTCTTTGCGATGCACTTGCTTCATGAGATCCTGGAAACTACTTGACATTACTTCGCCGTCGAACACCCAGGGCTCCGTCAAGCCAGCCGCTACTTTTCGGAACTGATCCTTGATGTGACCAAAGTTCAGCAATTCCTTGCCATTGCGGCTGAACTGGTCCACCTTGCCCTCGGGATATACTATGGTCAGAACCCTGACGCCATCCAGTTTGATCTCTACTATTTTTTTGCCACATACCTTGCTTTCATGATTGGCTGAGTCATGCGCCAGCTGACAGCTAAACACTGGTACACTAAAGTCAGGATATTGTTTTGCTACTACATTGTTAATGGTCTTCTCACTCACACCACAGCGCAGGTCCTTGATCAGGATACGACGATACCAGTTATTCCATTCTGCTTTAGTAGCAGACTTCATCATTGCTTGGATCATATCCCTGGCTGTGTTACCGGTAACTTGACGTGTAACAAAACCAGTAAGAGCCAGAGTAAAGGCTTCCTGAGACAGTCCCTGACCGTCAGCATCAGTTTTTTCAGGTATGGTTTTAAGCCCAAAGGTAATCATAGCATCTAAGGCTATACGACAACCTTCAAAAAAGTCTGCATTACCAGCCTTGGCCTCAGCAGCAACAATGGCTTCCTTGGCCAGACGACTGTTGTCAGCTTCCAAGGCTAAAATAATATCTGAGGGTTTACGCATCTGAGTACCTATGTGATGTAATAAGTTAGTATAGTAACAGAATGGTTATTATGAGTCAATCTAAGATTTTGTTATTTTGACATCACCGTGATAAATGTTTAGCAATACTTTGTCCATCCAGGCACACTTACCCTTACCAGTTTCATAGTCTTTAATTGCATGCCGTGTTTTACCGTCAATACTTATTTCATTTGAAAAACAGCCGCCCGCAGTTGCAATCCTAACACTATTCTTCATTTTGTTAGTTTTAAAGGTAAATGAGCTAATACTTTCATAGCTATATAGTTGCTGACCTTTACTAACACTTACAGTCTTTTTAAATTTATCCACTAATTCTTTATTGCGACGAAGTTCTTCCTGTTTGTTCAACCTATCCAGTTTACCGCCTATGCTCACAAGGTCACGACCATTCAGACCCATGAGCCTGGCCCAGGCTATTAACTGTTGGATTTGTTCTTGCTTCTCGGCGTCAAAGCGGCGAAAATATGCAATAGGTTGTTCGGTATTGTTAGTTTGTTCAGTCATAATTATTCTTTAATTAATTCAGAGGTAATATCAATAGGGCGCATTTCTACAATCCTAAATGACTTTTTAGTTTATTATATAGAAATGGCCATTGCTGGTCAACCAGATTACATGCTCCAATACGATTCGCTGCTGGGTGAGCAGAAGTACGGTGTATCGTAACGCTCTTGGAACTCCTTGCGACCCATTAAGTTTTTTCGGGTAACATAGGTCTCAAACACTTCAACAATGAAGCCCAACTTACGCTTGCCCTCGGCAACAGCATTAATATAGTCT